CAGCGTACCGGAAGTTACCCCGACCCGTGAGGAAAGTTTGGTAGTCCTCTGGGCCGGGGAAGTCTAGGGTTTCATGCAGGATATGCTCCATCATCCCATCGACGTTTGCTTTGGCTTCATCGAGAGACAGACCCTTAGAGTCTGCCCCTGCTGCCATGCGATATACCACAATATCGCCGTCGATGAAAGTCTTGGTAACGGAGTACACTAACCCTGCCAGTCATCAGAGGAGTGGGTGCCATTATTAGATGAGATTTCTTCGATGTACGAGAAACCAATCATGTTCATGGCTGACACCCAGAACGTGAGATAGTCAGTGACATACTCTCCTACGTTCTTTTCCTCTAGGGTAAAGACCTTATCAGCACCATCGTCTTCTAAGGTCTGTGTGAAGGTAACTTTAATATCCACTAGAAGTTGTCCGCTTGCGTCTCATAGGGTTCATGCTCAAGCACGGCAACCTTTTCAAGAGTGTCGATAATAGCACGGCCTTCGTAGACCTTTACCAGCACCTTAACTCGGGAGCCGTTACCGACTGCGCCATCTTCAGTGAAGGACCACTCTGACTTGCTGTCAGGATCAGCAGTGCGGTTAAGCACCTTTGGTGGCCCCATGTCTACACCCTTGCTGCCGTCTTCGTTTGGCAGGTTGGGGTTCCACACAGGCCGCTTGAGCTTGACGAACTTGCCTGTGCCGTAGTTAGGGTTACCCTCTTTGATGGTGGCGTAGTTGCCTTTCTTCTCGGGGAAGCCTTGGTTGATGAACTCTTCCATGTTGTCTGGATAGAAGTTCATATTGAATTGGCCTCGGGTATTTTCATGGAAGTCCATGTTGTCATCGAAGTTGTCCGCAAAGATGCGAGCATACTCGACAGTGCCTTCAGCGATTACGTTACGGGTCATAGCCATATCGGGTCTCCTTTTTTGGCTTACACTTATATATAGCTACTAAATGCAGCTAAACCGGAAGTGTTTTAGTGGATTTCTGCGTAGTTTGTACCGAACTGAGCATCAATACCGAGTGGTACATTCAGCTTCAGCCGGTCGTTTAGTTTAGTGATAGCCGTCTCCATCGTTTGTTTTGTTGCGTCCTCGGCTCCTTTTCCCACGAGGGCGATGATCTCGTCATGGAACTGCCCTATAGTCAGCACACCGTTAGCACGGCACAGTGCAACCCAACTATCGAAACAAAAGACGCCGGTGGACTGGTTCAAGGTGCTGAAGCGGTCCTTGTCACTACGGAGGCTGTGGTAAAAGCCACTGACAGGGTTCTTGATCCAAGTGCCGCCTTGGCTATTTCCCCTAGGGGAGAGGTCCTCAGCAACCTTCTGCACCGCCCAGTTGCGATCCCAGAACGCAGTCAGCAGCTTCTTAGCCTCTTTGACCGAAAGACCTGTTGTGCGACTGAGCTTCATGGCTCCTACACCATAAGTAGCAGAGTAGTTGACCACCTTGTAGTTCTTACGCAGAGCCTTGAGGGATACCTCACCTGAGTTGTGCTTGTCGATGTCCTCTTGCGTGATGGCACCGGCATGCTTCGCCAAGTCAAGGTGAGGATCAAAGCCTTCCTTGCTCATCTCTGCTACATACTCAGGGTCCAAGGGCTGCATGTAGTGCCGCTTGGTGGTATCCTCAAGGCTGGTCATATCAGCACCACACAGGATGTAGCCCTCTGGTGCAGTCAGACAACCTCTGATCTCTGCGCCCCACGGCTTGTCTACACCGGGAAGATTGACCAATGGCTTGTAGTGCCGGAACCGTAGGGTGTTGGTGAAGCCTGCAATCTCAGCCTTAAGCCAGCCGTCCCTATGACACTCAAGGAAGCCCTTGAAGATACCGAGCCGGTGGTTGATCACAGACAGACCGTCCAGCAGGGCTACAGTAGGGTGCTTGTCGATCAGCAGCTTGACACTCTCACAAAGCTCAGAGCCGTCTCGTACCTGCTCAATAGACCGCTCAGAGCCATCAGGACTGCGGACATACTTGAAGGTAGCCGGTTCCCAGCCCAGACCCCGGAGCCATTCCTTGACCTGCTCATTGGAGTTAGGGTTGGCCCTCTCTTCGCCTTCCTTAACCTGAATAGGGCCTACTGTGTCCCGGTGGTGGCCACCAGCCTCAAGCAGAGCATACCACCGCTGTCCATAGACAGTAAGGCTACCATCGGCCTTGGTCAGGCGTGCAGGCTTGTTGACCTTCTTGAAGATTTCCTGACGAGGCATGACATCGGCAAGCTGCTCAATCTTCTCTGCCTTCAGCTTCATAAGCTCGTCATAGTGACGTTGAGCTTTTGCTACATCCAGCTTCCAGCCAAGGGCCTCTTGCTCTCTGGCACAGTCCATTTTGAACGAGAGGTACTGCACGAAGCGGTCCCGCTCTTGCTCATCCTTATAGAGCCACTGTAGCTGCTGCTGTAGCTCTTTGTAGAGACGAGTATTGATCTTCACGTCTTCCTCACACCGATGACGGTACTCTTCCGGGGTGAGGTTGTTCCAGTCTGCGATCTTGGGCTTAGGTACACCGAAGTCTTCGCCGTAGCCCTCAAGGCCATGACGGGGGCGATCATAGTTAAGATACCAAGACAGAGCCAGCGTATCCACCAGCTTTGCCTTGACCTTGATACCGAGCAGCTTTTCCACTGCGGGGATGTCGAACCGGATGATGTTGTGACCCACCAAGGTCTCAGTCTCGGTGAAGAACTTACGCATGCGGTCGTAGTCATGCGTCCAGTTCAACTCACCTTTGTCCATCCAGCAGAGGACGTGGATTTTGGTAGCCTCTTCAAGTAGGCCATCCGTTTCAATGTCGAATACTGTCATCTTTAACTCCTTCGTAAACTTTCTTTAGGGCCTCTTGATCCGCTAAAATAAAGGGAAGGCTCAACGTCTTTTTCCTGAGAGGATTGTCTGGATGGAGGGCTGAGAACAGAGTGGCGGCTTTCATAGCCCCAAGGTTCATGGATGAAACCAAGAAATTATAAAGGTCTATGTTTACATCATAGAGTTTTTCTAGCGTATCCTCTACAATATGTTGGTTTTCTTCTAACCATATTTGAGCCTCTGTATCAAGCTGTTTTGTTTTACTTACCGCCTCCTTGATAAGTCCACCATCGGTCTTAAAAGAGACATCGTGTGCTTTCCCATGACAATCTGTGCAAAGGGTAATAAGGTTGGCTTCTGTGTCTGGTCCTCCCCTAGAACGAGGAACAATATGATGCCGGTGTAACTCAACATTGGTGGCGTCACAGGCTTGGCAATTGCCTTCCATCACGCAAGCTCCTTCAGGATAAACGTCTTAGCATTAAACCGCAGTCTACCAGACGGACCCACCTCAGCGCAAGGCCTATTCTTCTCTACAGACAAATAGGTGGTGTTACGGTCGTCCTCACTCTCGGCCTCTTTGTCCCGGTGAAGGTTGATGATCACAGAGGCACGTTGAGCGATCATCTTACAATACTTAGGATCACCGTTGTCGTTGGTGTGGGCAATGGTGACGATGCCCACGTTAAGCTCTGCTGCCAGCTTGGACAGACGGACGGACAGGTCAGCAAGGATTTGCTCTTTGCCGTCCTCAGTCAGTCCAGCTACCACGTCTTGGATAGGCTCAAAGAAGATGTACTTACAGCCGCAAGCCTCTCGGAAGAACCTGATCTGCTCGATAAGCTCATCAGCACCTTGACCATCAGGAAGGTAGAACTGATAGAAGTTCTCGTCTTTGGTCAGGTCTACGATAGCCTCTTCGACTAGGGGGGCTGTATCGTCGTCAATCAGGTCTCTGCGGGTGACGTTGCCTCCCATATGGTACGACACCAGCCCGAGCAGGCTACGGAGCTTAGTTTCCTCAAGGTGCCAAGTGGCAAACGGAACCTTCTGCTGCAACAGATTGTATTCAAGGTAGCGCATGACCTCGGTCTTTCCTACGCCGGTAGGTGCCTTGATCACAGTGAAGTGGCCCTGCATCAGCCCCATGATCTTGTCGTCAAGGGCTTGGATGCCGGTGGGTACATACTGGTGTTCAGGGGTATCCCGGTACAGGCTGAGGAACTGGTCACTGGTGTTCAGGATGTTCTCGGGTACGAACTTCTTAGCCCCATACCATGCGTTCTTGAATGCACCGGCCTGCCCCGATTGCAGGAACTCGTTGGCGTCCTTGTACTTGTCGTGAGGTACACGGTACACCTTGTTAGGGAAGAGGTTGGCCATCTTAGCAGCAATGGCATTGCCAGCATCATCGGTGTCCACTGACAGGATGATCTTCTCAAAGCTGTCAAGCCACGCTTTACACTTCTCCCATAGGGCCTTTGACGGGGTAGCCGAAGGCAGGGACACTACAGGGTTAGTGTAGTTGCCCTTGAGCATCTGATAGGCAGACATAGCGTCTAGCTCGCCCTCAGTCACGGTAACGTAACGTGCAGAGCCAGCATTCCAGAGGTTCATGCCGAACAGCTCATCTGAACGAAGGCCATCCTGCGAGAACGACTTGGGCCAGTACCTGATCTTTTTCCCACCGGAGGGGTAGACGTATTCCTGTGCTACAGGACCATCAGCATCCGACTTAGTGCGGACCCCGTAGAACTCCATAGTGGCAGCAGTGATACCACGCATAGGGATGAAGCCACTGTTGTTGGTGAAATTGGTAGGGGGGCGTATATCCTTGGGGATGTAGTTCATAGTATTTTCTCTCGGCTTTAATGGGTACTTATTCAGGGTCTCTTGGTCATACTTAACACCCTTAGCGGGATAAGGGTTGTCACAGCTATGACACTTCCCAACCATCTTCTCTGTGTTGTAGCAGAAAGCATCAGAACTGCTGCACTCAGGGTGAGGACAAGGCTGATGAGGCATCTCAGGCATCACTAGGCTCCTACAAAAACCCGGTTGAATTGATTGTTCACCTTAACAAAGGTGGCACACTTAGGCAAGTCCTTTAGTTGCCTTGCTCCTACATAGGTACAGGCAGACCGTACACCACCAAGGATTTCCTGTATGGTGTCCTTCACTCGGCCTCGGTAAGGGATGCTAACAGACCGGCCCTCAGAGGCCCTGTAGTCCTTGAGGCCACCGGCATGCTTGTCGTTTGCTACAGTGGAACTCATGCCGTAGAAGTGGACCTTACCGTCTTCGGAGACAGTGCCACCGCCTTCGTCATGGCCAGCAAGCATACCACCCAACATCACAAAGTCAGCACCGGCAGCAAAGGCTTTGACTACATCACCGGGACTGGTGCAGCCACCATCAGCAACGATATGACCACCAAGACCGTGAGCAGCATCCCCACACTCTACAACAGCAGATAGTTGAGGGTAGCCTACACCAGTAACAATTCGTGTAGTACAAACACTACCGGGGCCAATACCTACCTTAACAACATCAGCACCATTCAAGATAAGCTCTTGTGTCTGGTCTGCTGTTACTACGTTACCAGCAATAATGATGTTCTTGTTCTTACAGAAGTCTCGGACTTTTCTTACGAATTGTACGAACTTCTCCATGTAGCCATTGGGAGTATCAATGCAGATAATTGGATACTCTCGGTGTAGTAGCTTG